TGAAACTTAGCGAATAAATCTTCGGTCTCGTCTCTATCTAAACCTAACTCGCTAGATAGTTTACCTTTACCCATACCGTACATCATACCAAGATTAATTGTCTTGGCTGTACGCCGGTCAATGCCGGCCATATCGGCGACAGCTTGATGAAAGTCGGGATCTTCTGTCTTATAAGACTCGATGACCTCGTCGGCGCCTTTCAAGCCACCGCCGGTAAGCGCGGCGAAGTGGACAAGAACTCTAGGCTCTTGTTGGCTATAGTCAAATGACCCCCACTTGCAACCCTCGTCTGGGACGAAGATTGATCGTATCAACGGCCCGATATCTTTATTACGTGCAGGAATTTGTTGTAGGTTTGGATTACTATAACTGAACCGTCCTGTGACTGTTCCTCCTGTTTCACCACGCATTTGATTGATATCGGCGTGAATTCTACTGTGCGAAGAGTGTGTTAATATTGTGTCAATAAA